CTTTGGAGGAGGAACAGGTTGTCTTTTTGAATTAGGTAAAAATGGTAGTTCATATAATTTTGCAGGAAATTTAGATGAAATTTCTATATGGGGTAAAGCGCTTTCTTCTTCAGAAATTACTGCACTATATAATAGCGGTGCGCCAACAGATTTACTTACGTCTTCTGCTGTTGCAAATTTAAATCACTGGTATAGAATGGGTGACCCAGGAGGAACAGGTTCTTTCCCTACAATACTAGATGTTAGAGGAGGACTTGATATGACTATGACTAACATGGCATCTTCTAATATAACTACAAACGTACCATCATGATATATTGTATATTAAATATTGCAGATTTAGATAACGTAGACTACAATGAAGTAGGAGAAGACTCTAGTAATACAGTTAGAAAGAATCTTGCTGAAACACAATTCCTAGTTAAATGGGAAGATATGAGTACTCCTGAATTTATAACAGATAGATCTATTACACCTGTAGAAACTCTTTCTTATGCAGAAGCATTGCTTTTGTTAATAAGCGATACATGGTCTGAAGAAGAATAAAATTATAAGAAAATGATTAGTCTAGTTAAAAAATATCTTTCTTTATTTTTAATGATAATCATTATACTAATATGTTTATTGTATGCAAGAAGTTGTCAAGATCATAATACAGATCTAAAAAAAATTGAAGAACTAAAAGCTTATAAACACGAAGTAAAAAAATATAAAGCCAAAAACGGCACCATAGTTAATTTCAATAGTTCGATAGCGGTGACTTCTGAGGATTTGAAGATTACACAGGACACATTGCTGTCGTACATTGAAAACTTAAAAATTAAGATTAAAAATGTTTCTTCTAGTACTATTGTTACAGAAAGACTAATAGTAGACACTGTTAAAGTTCCTATTTATTTAACTAAATGTAAATTTGATACTACTGTTAGTATAGATAAACTCCATTATAATATGGATATAAGCATTACTAATAAAGGACTATCTCTAAATAAAATAGAATTCCCTAATCGTCTAGGCGTAACTGTAACAGAAAGAAGAGAAAAATGGTACAAAGCCAAAGAATCTATTGTAGCTATTACTAATAGCAATCCTTACATGCAAGTTGACGGAATATCTTCTTATACTTTTCCTCATAAAAAGAAATGGTATGAAAAATGGTGGTTCCATGCAATAGGAGGCGCTACAGCAGGAATTGTTAGTTATAGACTATTAAATAAATAAATTATGAAAACATTACTACTATTACTAATCTTAATACCTACATTTTTATTATCGCAAGATGTATTGCCTGGATGTACAGATCAATTGGCTATAAACTATAATCCTTGGGCTACAGATGATGATGGTTCTTGTATAGGAGCTACTTGTGATCCTTCTAATGAATTTCAAATTACAATGGAGTTATCACTTGATAATTGGCCAAGTGAAATATCATGGCTAATGAATAGTTTAGGTGTAGTAGGATCTTCTGCTCCTGGAGACTATGATTTTAATGACATAGGACAAACTTATACATATACATTTTGTATAGATCCTTACGCAGGTTTTGAGTTAATAATGAATGATACATATGGAGACGGTTTAGCAGGTACTAGTTCTGGAGGAACAATAGATGGTTCTTGCGTAATATACGATTGTTCAGGAGATACTTTATGGTATATGGATGATCCTTTATTTGGTAATACACTTTATTCAGGAAATACTTTAGCAAATCCTTGTCCTATTGCACCAAATGTTCTTGGATGTATGAATGATGACTATCAAGAGTACAATCCTTTAGCTAATGTTAGTGATAGTTCTTGTACTAATTTACAAGTGTATGGTTGTACAGACTCAACATCTTTTAATTATAATCCAAATGCAACTATAAATGATATAGTTATTAGTTGTAATTACACACTATTAATAGAAGATGCTGCGGCAGATGGATGGGGAGATTGTTTCATAGGAATATACCAAAATGAAACATCACTTGGAACATTTACAATGAGTCCTGGAATGTATTCACAAAGTTTTTCTTTAGTATTAGATACAGATAAACCTATTAAAGTTTATTACTTTGAAATAGGAAACCCTCAACAATCACCTCAAGAATTACAATTTCAAACTTGGCATAATTCATTTAAATTAATAAATGCAGACGGTGCTGTGTTAATGTATGAAGGAGCTAATCCATTTGCTAATAATGGTCAAGGGGCTCTTCAATCATTTAAAGGCCCTTTATGGACAACATATTCAGCATTACCTTATTGTGGAGATTATTGTATACCTAAAGTATACGGTTGTTTAGATTCTACATCTTTTAATTACAATCCTCTAGCTAACACAGACAATGAAAGTTGCGTTGAAATAGTAGAGGGATGTACAAATGATTTAGCATTTAATTATAATCCTAATGCAAATACAGATAACGGATCTTGTGAATCTATTATAACAGGGTGCATGGATACAGAAGCTGATAACTATAACTCTTTAGCTAATACAGACGATAACTCTTGTTATTATATAGGATGTATGGATATATTAGCTTTAAACTATGATTCTATCGCTACTGTAAGTACAGGATGTATATATCCTATTCTTGGATGTACAAACTCTAGTTCTTTTAATTACAACCCATTAGCTAATGTAGACGACTCGTCTTGTGTAAATATAGTATACGGTTGTATGGACATAACATCGTTTAACTATAACTCTTTAGCAAATATAGATAATGGATCTTGTATAGAAATAATATTTGGATGTACAGACTCTACAGCATTAAATTACAATGTTTTAGCTAATACAGATAATGGAACATGTATACTACCAGTCGAAGGTTGTACAGATCCTAACTCTGCTAACTATGATCCAACAGCAAATGTAACTGATTCTTCTGCATGTTTATATGATGCAGGATGTTATCAAGGAGAAGGATTACCTTATTGGTTAAATGATGGATGTTTTGCTTGGGTAATAGATGTGGATGAATATTGTTGTAGTACAGACTGGGACGCAAGTTGTCAGTCAATGTATGACTACTGTGAGAATGGATGGCCAGCAGGATTAGATGATATAAATGCTTTAGGAATAGTAGTTTATCCAAATCCTACTAATGATATGTTATTTATAAACACACATTTAAATTTAGAAGTTAAAGTTTTAGATATGATGGGCAAGAACGTCTCTAGCATTATAAAGGACAATAACAACAATCTAAGAGTAGATTTATCAACATTGTCTAATGGTGCGTATAATATTCTTATATTGCATAACGAAAAACAATATACTAAAAGAATAATAAAACAATGAAAAAGTTATTAATTATATTATTTAGTCTATTAGCATTACAAACTATTGCTCAAGAAGAAAGCGCTTTTAAAAGAGGTTTAAAGAAAACTTTTAAATTTGCTACATTCTACGGAGCTATAAACGGTGGTAATTCAATATCAGATGTAGATGTATACTCAGTAACAAACGGTTTACAAACAAGTGTAGTTAAAACTCCTTTTGATTTCTCAATTTCACTAGGAGTTAGAAAGATTGCACGTTTAGGATACGAGAATAGAGCTAATGTATTCTATGATGGTACAGAAAAATCATACTCTGATGCTGCTACTATAGGAAAGATAAAAGGATTTGAGTTTTTATTAGAAGCTGATTATACAAGACAACAAGGAACTAACTTTTTAAATCAACACCACTTTTTAAGATATGTAGCAAATAGTTGGATAGCTAAAGTAGAGTACTTACAAGATGGTTTTGCAGATATAGAATACTTTGAAGCATCTCAGAGATATAGACAAAAAATAGATAAACAAGGTAAGTTTTCTTTAAATGTAGGAACTGTACAGAGACTGTCAGAGCCTTATGGTTATAACCCATTAGAAGAATGGATGCTATCTAACGGTAACTTACATTATACAGACTTAGCTATACAAGAAGGGTACAGTGTTAATTTTGATGGAACAGGAGGGGTAACTTACTTAAATCCTTCAGGTAGTCAAGTAGCTACTAGCACAGAAGTTTGGGAAGCAGTTGTAATACCTAAAATGTTATCAAACTATACAGATAAAAAAAGAAATGAAATGCAGTCTAGAATAGAATATTCTTTTGTTTTAGGATTTGACTTTTATCACTATACAAAAAACTTCTGGTTACATTCATGGGGTAATATAATGCCTTATCATATTAATACAAAAGATGAGTTTTCTTATCATGAATATAATGAAGGCCAATGGGTAGATTATTCAGGAGGTTTAATTTTTGGATATAGGTTTAATAAAAGTTTAGGAGTATTTTTAGAAGGTAAGTATAACAAGTATTGGAATCGTAATTGGCACGATTTCTCTGTAGGTGTTAATTATGTAATATATTAATTAAAAGAAAATGGCTAAAGAATTAAATGAAGAATCAGGTATTAAGGTAAGTGTTAAAACTTTAGCAGGTATAGGCGTTAGTATGGCTACTATTATAAGTATGTGGTTTGTTTTACAGGCAGATATAGCAGAAGCAAAAGAATTGCCGATTCCTCCTCCTCCAGCAGTTACTAGAATGGAGTTTGATATGAAAGATAAAAATATTAGACTTACTATTCAAAATACTGCTACAGACGTAGAAGAGTTAAAAAATGACTTAGATAGAATAGAAGCTAAAATTGATCAACTTAAATAAAGAGTTATGAAAAGTCCCGCTTTAAGATTATTTTTAGTTTACTTACTAGTTTTATTTTTCTTATTTGTAGTAGGAAATGTTAATAGTCAAACTTTAAAATTAGGGGACGACTTAACAGTAGTACATTTTAATGCTGGGTGGAACGCTGCTAATAATGTAAAATGGGTAAACAGTTTAAACGATATTAAAGTAAAAAGATGTGACATTGCTACTGATACAAAATCTGCAAGTAAACACGAAATAATAGTAGTGCCTACTATTATAATATTTAATCATGGCAAAGAAATAAAGAGATATCAAGCTGACATATCGTTTAGTATGAAAGTAACTAAATATCAAATACAAAGTAAAATAGACGATATCCTCATGGAGTCGTTTTAACAATAAAAAATAAAAGTTATGTGGAATATTTTTAAAGATGACAACAACTGGAATGAGAAAACAATCGTAGGTTTTATTGCTTTTTTAGTAATGTGCGTAGTAATGTTTGTAGATATTATAACAGGATGGTGCGGTAAAGATTTACTTATAAACGAGTTTACTTACAACTCTTTTGTATTAATAGTTTTAGGATGCTTCGGTATAGCAGGCCTAGAAAAGTTTGCTAACAGAAAATAAATAATTATGTTATTAAGAAAGGGATCAAAAGGAGAAGAAGTAAAAGAACTACAAAAAGCTTTAGGTATAGCAGCAGATGGTATATTTGGTGCAGGTACTGAATCAGTAGTTAAAAATTTTCAACAAAAAAACGGTTTAGATTATGACGGTGTTGTAGGAAGTAAGACTTGGGAAAAGTTAGGTATAGACACAGATTCATTTGAAGCTGCTACAGAAACTGAGTATACTACTAAAGATGGTTTAGTTATAGATCGTCAATATTTAGATAAAGATGAGTATGTAAGAGACTACGGTAAGATAGAACCATTAGGATTCTTTATTCATCATACAGCAGGATGGGATAATCCATATGCTACTATTAGAAACTGGAACAACGATAAACGTGGAAGAGTTGCTACTCAATACTGTATCGGAGGTTCTAACGTTAAAGGTAAAGAAGCTAAACATGATGGTGTAGTAGTAGAATGTTTTCCAGATAACTATTTAGGATGGCATTTAGGTAAAGTAGGTAAGTTTGATATCTCTAAATTTTCAGGAGGCGTAGAGCTTAATAACTTTGGATACTTAACAAAAAAAGGCGATAAATACTATACATACGTTAACACAGAAGTTAAAGAAGAATTTGTATGTGATTTAGGATATGAGTTTAGAGGTCATCAATACTGGCATGCATATTCTACTAAACAAATAGAATCTCTTCGTTTACTTATACTTCATCTTAAAGATATTTATCCTAAGATGGATTTAGTAAACGGAATACCTAAGATGTTAAAAGATGGAGTACATCCTAAAGAAGCATTTGGATTTAATGAAGATGCTTATTATGCTAGACAATTTGGCCTATGGTCACACACAAGTGTTAGAAAAGATAAATATGATTGCTTTCCACAAGCAGAATTAGTAGAAATGCTGAAGAATTTATAAACTAAACTAAACATTATGAAGATTACAAGAAAAAGATTGTTTTACGACATTGAAACTTCTTTTTGTAAAGGACATTTTTGGAGACCAGGATATAACCAAAGAATAGGTCCAGAGCAAATTTTAGAATATGCTAAGATTATTTCTATACATTGGAAATGGGAAGGGGGAACTACAGTTAAAAATTTAAACTGGGGACTTACAAAACAATGTGATAAAAAGTTAGTAAAAAAGTTCATAAAAGAAATGGACAAAGCAGATGAGATTATTAGTCATAACGGTAAAAGATTTGACACTCCCTGGATAAGGACTAGAGCGTTAAAACACGATATTCCTATGAGACACACTTATAATGAAATAGATACATATAAGATGTGTAAAAAGTATTTAAACTTGCCTAGTAACTCTTTAAAAGAAGTTTGTAAGTACTTTGATTTGCCTAATAAGAAAGATGCAGGAGGATTGAGTACTTGGGTAGATGTAATAGTTAATAAAGACAAAGCAGCTTTAGACCATCTTTTATTTTATGGAGACGGAGATATAGTTTCACTAGAAGCTGTATTTAACAAAATAAATGGTTATATTAAGCCCAATATGCAGTACGCTGTATTAAGAGGCAAAGATAGATATAATTGTCCTGAATGCGGTGAATTAGGTAGGTTAAGAAAGTCTTATACTACTGCAGCAGGAACTATGCAACATTATTTTTCTTGTGCAGATAGTTCTTGTGTTTCATCGTTTAAAGTAAATAATAAAGTTTATATGGACTTTTTACAACATAAAATAATTAATAATATTTTATAATTTAATATATTTGTTATATGTTACCTTTAGTAGATTTACATAGTCAGTTTGATGAAGCTCTGAATATTACAAATTCAGACTCTATCTTTGACACACGTTATTATACCGATCTTATAAATGAGCAACGTTCTTTGTTTATAAGAAATGAGTATAATAGAACTAGAGAAATGGATCCTAATATTCAACAATCTTATTGTGAAGACTTAGAACTTGTAGCTCCAGAAGTATGTCCGTGTACTGATATTCCTATTGGATGTAAAATACTACGTACAAAAAATAAAGTTCCTAATACAATAGAGTTTCATCATAGTAAAGCAATTACATCTATAGGGCCTGTTATTATTACAGCTAAAAGATTTAATTTAATAGACTACGATAGAGTTCCTTTTATAGGAGAAGGCAGAACTACTAAGAATACTATATATGCCTTTATGTACGATCAATACATATATGTTATAAGCAAAAGCGCTGCAGTTTCTTTAATTAAAAAAATAACTATTAGAGGTATTTTTGAAGACCCTACTGAGATTGCACAATTTTTATCATGTTCAGTGGGCAACATATGCTGGACTCCTAACGATCCTTATCCAATAAATCAATGGATGTGGACTTATGTTAAAGAGCAGGTTATGCAGCAGTTACTTCGTAAAAGAGGTATACCTCAAGATGATTCTAATAATTCTCAAGATGATTTAGCAGATTCTCCACAGAGAGTGCCTGCACAACCACAACAAAAGAGATAAAAGATAATGAGTAATTATTTAAAAAGAGGAACAGGAAAGCATACAGGAAATATTAAAAAGTACGACTTTTACAGTCACTATAGAAAAAATACTAAGTTTCCTAGAATGGAAAGAAAAGAGTATTCAGCATTTTTAAAAGATTTGTTAAATACTTTTAGTGAAAATATTGTTAAAGAAAATATGGAATTAAAACTTGGCAAATTAGGATTCATAAGAATACAGGCTAAGAAATTACATTATTTTAAAAAAGATGGAACAAGGTCTGATACTTTAAAAGTTAACTGGAAAGAAACTTGGGAGTATTGGGAAAAAAAGTATACAGGAAAAACTAGAGATGAGATAACTGAAATAAAACATAAGACAGTTATTTATCATAAAAACGATCATACTAAAGGAGAGTTTTATCTGCATTTATGGGATAAACTTACTTCAGTAGTAAAGTACAGAGGCTTTTATAAGTTTGTACCTTCTCGTCAATACTCTAGATTAATTACTAAAATTGTAAGTGACCCTTACAGAAAAGTTTTTTATTATGGATAATATGTTATTAAAATTAGGAAAGATGGGTGGTTATAAAATGAAAGACGGAAAAAAATCTTGGGAAAACAAAGAGACTTTTGAAGACGGAAGTTTTAAAGAAATCTATGTAAGAGAAGTAGAAAATGGTTTTATAAAATGCGTTACACATTGTTACGAAAAAGACGGTGAGCATATGCACGATAAAGTAGAAACTATTCACAAAGAAAATCCTATGGAAGATAAGTCTTTAGCAGACAAATTAGAAAACTTCTTAAAAGAAAACTAGGATGTATACAGGAAACACTATATCATATAGAGCAATCATGGACAAACAATTCCGTGACTTTGGCTTTGAAATCAAAGATGAAGCAGGCATGGAATGGCTAGCTGAATTTATGGCACAAACAAAAGTAGGTATTGTTATGGATAACAGTGTTGAGTATCTTGAAGTTTGTGACGGAAGAGTTAAACTTCCCTACAATCTTTATAAAATTGTACAAGTAGCTAAATTAGAAAATGTAACTGGTTTATCAAAAGCAGAATGTTCTCAAGGAAGAATGCTTCCTATGAGATGGTCAACAGATAATTTTCATACTAGATATCATAGAGACGATAGGGATTATACTTCTGAGTCTGCTAATACTTATACAGTAAATAATGGTTATATATTTACTTCTTTTTCTAAAGGATACGTAGCAGTAGCTATTGAAGCACTGCCTGTAGACGAAGAAGGATACCCAGTAATTCCTGCAGAACAATCTTGGATGGAGGCTGCTTCTCATCATCTTGCTTGGAAACAAGCTAGAAGACTTAGACGTACTAACTCTGTTGACAAAGATTTTTATATGGAAATTATGCAAGATAAAGAATGGTACTTTGCACAAGCAGTTAATCAAGCTAAATTAGATCAAAACGTTGATCAAGCAGAATCTTTTAAAAATTCTATAGTAAGAACTATACCTGATATTCAAGCCCATGCTTCTTTCTTTGCTAATTTACAATTACCAGAACAACGTAATTTTAGAAATAATTCTTCTGAAGGACATTCTACACCAAGCAAATTAACTCAAAGTCCTACTAATATTGCAACTTAATGAAAAGAGCTTTACATACTTACAAAGGATTAAATACTGATCTTGCTAGAGATACTATATCAAAAGGTTTTTATATAGATGCTTTAGACATAAGACTTACTACTGATGTAGGAGAGTCTAATGGAAGTATTACTAATATTAAAGGAAATGTAAGTTATTTCTCTCTTCCTACTGTTGACCCTGATTTTACTACACTAGGTAATATGGAAATAATAGGAGCTACTTCTATTAGAGAAACTATTATACTTTATTGTGCAGATGATACTGAGACTAACGGTTGGATTTTTAAAGTAGAATATTCTTCTATAGATCAAACTTTAACATCAGGTCCTACAGTTGTATACAAAAGTAATGCTTTAAATTTTAGTAAAAAACATCCTATTGAAGCACAAGGACGTTTTGAAAATGAGTCTACGCAAAGATTATATTGGACAGATTATAATAATTTTTTTAGATCTATAAATATAAAAAATTCTTTACTAAATTTACCTTACGGTGATCTTAATTATCCTCCAGCAGGAAATATAGATGTGTTCCCTAGTATAGAATATACACAACCTATTTTAGAAAGTATAGGAACTGGAGGGAGTTTACAAGTAGGTATGTATCAATATTCTTATAGACTTAAAACTATAGATGGAAAACAGACTTTAGTTTCTCCTCCAGGAAATATGATTCATGTTGTAGGCGATTCAGACACTTTAACTTCAAGTAGAATGTATAGCGGCAATGCTTCTTATAACGGAGCTGACCCACAAATGACTACTAAAGCTATAACAATTAAAATTGACACTACTGAGTATGCTAATGTTTTTGCTGAAGTAGAACTTATTTGCGCTATATATACAGAACTTACTGATACTGCACAAATATTTTCTGTAGAAACAATAG